TTTAACATCGTATGGCCTGAAGGAAGGCCGGCATGAGTTGCGCTGACTTTATAGGCACGTTGTTTTTAGCGCGCGATGTAGCCCATTCGTCGCATTTGAACACGCGTAGCTATGCAAAGCACAAAGCCTTGAAGAAGTTTTACGACGGTGTAATTGATCTAGCGGATAAATTTGCAGAAGCCTATCAGGGTAAATATGGCCTTATTGGCCCTATTTCACTTATGTCGGCTAAGAAGACAAACAACATTGTCGAGTTTCTTGAAGGTCAAGTAGACGAACTGATGGAAATGCGGTATAAAGTCGTCGATAAGGAGTGTACTCCACTCCAGAACATTATCGACGAGATTTTTGGCTTGTATTACAGCACGCTGTATAAACTTAAATTTCTCGCATAAGGACGCGACATATGGAAATTTTACGCCCTCTTAACGACTCCGGTTTTGCTACTCAAAGCGTAGCTTACACTGGCACTGCCGGATCAGTAACAGGTTGGAACGCTGGCCCGCAAGGCGTGCTGGTCTGGTGTACATCTGACGCGTACATCCGCGTTGGTAACGGCGCCACAGCTACAACGGCTGACACACCGCTGCCAGCCAACACACCTGTACCTATTTACGTACCGCAGCCCGGCGACGCTGGCGGCACTGGCGGCGTGTGGCGCGTTAGTGCTATCCAAATTAGTGCCAGCGGCACTATGTACGCAAAGCCGATTAACATACGATGAGCTTCGGCGTCCCCGTCCGTAATGGTTTAGGTATAGGTTTAAAAGCCTCTACTTCCGTGGCTACGCGCGCGGGGGCTTCTGCGCCAGCCGTGCAAATTGCAGACCTACTCATTGTCGCCGGCGGCGGGAGCGGCGGCGCTGCGGGCGGCGGCGGCGGCGCGGGCGGTCTTCTAGCATACACATCTCAAGACCTTGTAAAAGGTACACCGTACACCATTGTTGTAGGTGCGGGCGGCGCGGGCGTCAGTTCAGGAATTGGCAACGCAGGAATAAATAGTTCGGTTACTGGGTTTACTGCTGCCGTTGGCGGCGGCGGCGGCGGGTTTGGTTTTGGGTCCGGCGCTTCAGGCGGGTCTGGCGGCGGCTCTGCGGGCGGCGGCTCTGCGGGCGGCGGAACTGCGGGTCAAGGTAATGCGGGCGGCGTCGGTCTTAATAATTATGCCGGCGGTGGTGGTGGTGGTGCCGGCGCGGTAGGCGCTGCGGGGCCGACAACGGGTAATGGCGCGGGCGGTATTGGACTTCAATCGTCAATCACCGGCACATCTACTTATTACGCGGGTGGTGGCGGCGGAGCCGGGTATCTTTTTTCTGATGGCGGTCAAGGCGGCTTAGGCGGCGGCGGTAGAGGCGGCGGAGACGGCGCGGGCGAAGCAACCACAGGGACGGCAAACACTGGCGGCGGCGGCGGAAGTAACGCTGAAAGTTTTTCTGGGGCATATAATGGATTGGCAGGCGGGTCAGGCGTTGTGATTGTGCGCGCGCTTGTAGCCGCAGCAGCAACCACAGGCTCTCCAACAGTTACCACATCTGGTGGATTTACTATTTACAGGTTTACGAGCAGCGGCTCAATTACATATTAAGGGCTGACATGGCGCATTTTGCAAAAGTTGAAAACGGCATCGTTACGCAGGTTATTGTAGCTGAACAAGACGTGATCGACAGCGGGCTGTTTGGTGACGGCTGGGTACAGACATCATACAACACGCACGGCGGCCAGCACCCAGAAGGCCGCCCGCTACGTAAGAACTACGCCGGCGTCGGCTATACATACGACGCAGGGCGCGACGCCTTTATCCCACCGCAGCCGTTTCCAAGCTGGGCGTTAAATGAAAATACGTGCCTTTGGGAATCGCCGGTCGCAATGCCGAATGACGGCAAAGCCTATTATTGGGACGAAGAAAACCAAGCATATTGTCAAGTCACATAATTTATTGTAGCTTGACCATTAACCGTACTGGTGCGGCACATCAGGAACTCCATAGGAGTTAAACATGGACGAAACAGTCCCCAACGTAGCGGATGCCTCCGCGCCAGAACTCGAAGCCACGGCAGCAATCGAGCCTGTAGAAAACACGACGCCGGAAACGCCTGCTGAACAGGAAGCAAATAAGTCCTTCACACAAGAAGAACTTGACGCGATTGTTGGCAAGCGCCTCGCAAGAGAACAGCGCAAATGGGAGCGCGAACAGACTCAAAGAGCAGAGGAAATGCAGGCTCGCCAACAAGCGGTCCAGCATATTACACCTGAGCAATTTGAGACTTATGAAGATTACGCAGAGGTTTTGGCCGAACGTAAAGCTGAAGAATTGCTGGCACGGCGGGATTCCGCCCGACAGCAAGCTGAATTGCAAGATGCTTACCATGACCGTGAAGAAGCAGCGCGGGATAAGTATGATGACTTTGAACAGGTCGCTTACAATCCCAACCTTCCGATTACGGATTTCATGGCACAAAGCATTCAAGCGTCAGATGTAGGCCCAGACGTTCTATATTATCTCGGCTCAAATCCGAAAGAAGCTGATCGTATCGCCCGTCTAGCGCCAATTTTGCAGGCAAAAGAAATTGGAAAACTTGAGGCTTCATTGGCTTCAAATCCGCCGGTTAAGAAAACCTCAACCGCCCCGGCACCAATTGCGCCTGTCACTGCTCGTTCTGCTGGGTCAAACCAGTACGACACCACCGACCCTCGCTCGACTAAGTCGATGAGTACGTCGGAATGGATCGAAGCTGAACGGATGCGACAGATCAAGAAGTACGAGGCACAACGCAACAGATAATTTGGGATTATTACCATGTCTAACTCGATTTTAACCATTGACATGATTACGCGGAAAACTCTGGAAATTCTGGAGAACAACCTCGTACTCACACGTAACGTAAACCGCCAGTACGACGACAGCTTTGCTGTTGAAGGTGCTAAAATTGGCTCAACCCTGCGTATCCGTCTTCCAGACCGTGCGCTTGTAACTGACGGCGCAGCCCTTCAGGTACAGGACGACAACGAGCAGTTCACAACGCTGACCGTTGCCAACCAGAAGCACATCGGCGTCAACTTCACATCTGCTGAATTGACCATGCAGCTTGACGATTTCGCAGAGCGCGTTCTCAAGCCACGTATCTCGCAGCTTGCTTCCAGCATCGACGCTGACGTTGCAAACGCGTATGCAACCATCGGTAACTCGGTCGGCACGCCCGGCACAACTCCCGGCACTTCGGCAGTTCTTCTTGCTGCACAGCAGAAGCTGAACGAAAACGCTGCGGTAATGTCGCCACGCTACGCCACCGTCAACCCAGCAGCTAACGCTGGCTTGGTTGAAGGCTTGAAGGGTCTTTTCAACCCAACCGACACGATCAGCAAGCAGTTCAAGAACGGCATGATGGGTACAGGCGTACTTGGTTTCGACGAAATCAATATGTCGCAGTCCATCAAGCAGTTCACCACTGGTACGCGTACTGCAACCGGCGGCACGACTTCGGCTGCAATCACCACTGAAGGTGCAACGGCAATCGCCATCACCGGCGCTGGCGCTGCTGCAACTGTCAAGGCCGGCGACGTGTTCACTGTAGCTGACTGCTTCTCAGTCAACCCACAGACCCGTGAAAGCACAGGTTCGTTGTTCCAGTTCGTTGCGTTGGCTGATGTCACGCTCAACGGTTCGGGCGCAGGCAGCATCACTGTTGCACCTGTCTACTCGGCTGGTCACGCGCTTGCTACCGTCAACACACTGCCCGGCAACAGCAAGGCAATCGTGTTCGTCGGCGCTGCTGGCACACAGTACGCTCAGAACCTTGTATACCACAAAGACGCTATCACCTTCGCAACCGCCGACCTTCTGCTCCCACAGGGCGTAGATATGGCTTCGCGTCAGGTGCATAACGGCATCAGCTTGCGCGTTGTTCGTCAGTACGACATCAACAACGACCGTATGCCTTGCCGTATTGACGTTCTGTATGGCTACAGCACAATCCGTCCACAAATGGCCGTCCGGATGTGGGGTTAATTTAACACTGGCCCTCGGTTCGCCGGGGGCCAACTTTTTTAAAGGATTTTTATTATGGCTCTTCCTAATGGTGCTGGCGGTTATCAAGTCGGCGACGGAAATATTGGCGAAGTTACTCTTGGTACTTCGGCTATCCCTACTGCGTACACCGCGGCAGCTACACTAACCACTCTCGATTTGGCTGGTGGCGCTGTTGTATACACTTCGGCGTCTACAGCCGATCTTACGCTCCCTGCTGTTTCGGTTGTTAATGCTGACATCAGCAGCGCAAAGACCAACTCATCGTTTGAGTTTTCTTTGATTGCTACCAGCACCGGCGTCCCTACTATCGTAGTAGGCACCGGCTGGACGCTGGTTGGCGTCGGCACAGGCGTTGCATCGCGCAGCGTATTGTTCCGTGCTGTTAAAACCAGCGCGACAACGTACAACCTGTACCGTATCGCTGGCTAATAGGTTTTGCCCCGGCTTCGGTCGGGGCAAACTACTCTGAAAGATAATTTTATGGCCGTTATCTATCTCGTTCACCCACGCCACGGCGCAAAGGTTGCTATTTCCGAAGAAGAAGCGCGCTGCGACGAAGACTATGGATGGGAAAGATACTATCCTGACGAGCCTGTAAGTGTTACAGTGAACGAAATGCCGGCGCGCACTGGCCGCCGCCGCACAACGCAGGAAGACTAAACGATGGAAACGGCTGGCGACATAATCAACGGTTCGCTTAGGCTTCTAGGCGTTCTAGCAGAAGGTGAAACTCCATCGGCTGATACGTCGCAAGACGCTTTGCGCGCCATGAACCAGATGATTGATAGCTGGAACACTGAGCGACTATCTGTTTTCTCCACGCAAGACCAAATATTCACATGGCCTTCAGGCGAACTGTC